AACAAACGACAAATGGACAGTAGGTTCAGAAACTTTTGTTGCATCAACATTCGAAGGTAATCTAACTGGTAATGTCACTGGAACAGTTTCAGGAAATGCTGGTTCAGCAACAGTCTTAGAGACAGCAAGAACAATATCACTTGGTGGAGACCTATCGGGTTCTGCAAGTTTTAATGGAAGTGCAAACATTTCAATAACAGCAACAGTTGCTGATGATTCACATAATCATACAATTGCAAATGTTGACGGATTACAAACTGCATTGAATACTAAATATGAGAGTGGTTCAAATGTATCATTAGGTACAGTAGCATCAGGTGCAATAACAATAACGAATGCCACAAATAGTGGCGGTACAGCAAGAAATATATATCAGTCAACTTCAACTCCTTCTGGTTCAGATGGTGCAGTTGGTGACTTATGGATTTACTACTCTTAATCGAGTAAGGTGAAATAAATAGTAACAGGTAATCAAAAGGTTAAAACCCCAGCTGGATGGAATTCAACCAGAGGGGCATGGGTTAAGACAGGTTCAACAACTTGGAAAGATGTTGACCAGATTTATGTAAAAACTCCATCAGGTTGGAATAATGCATCAGGTCAGGCAATAGTTCAAGCACCCTATCCGTATATTGCAAATGGTCAACAACCATACATTGCGAATGCACAACAACCTTACCCATACATTGCAAACAGTCAGACCCCATATATTGCGAATGCACAACAACCGTATCCGTATATTGCTAATGGTGGTCAACCCTATATTGCGAATGCACAACAACCTTATCCTTATATAGCGAACAGTCAGACTCCGTATATTGCGAATAGTCAAACACCGTTTACATATCAGAATAGACAACCATTCACATATAGAAATCCGTCTAGTAGTCAAACACCATTTACATATAGTAATAGGTCTCCGTTTACATACAGAAATCCTGTAAGTGGTCAGCAACCATTTACATATAGTAATAGGTCTCCGTTTACATACAGAAATCCTGTAAGTGGTCAGAATCCATTTACATATCAAAACAGGGCTCCATTTGTATACAGAAATCCTGTAGGTTATCAGGTGCCTTATATTGCAAATGCTAGAAGTCCATTTACATATAGGAATCCGTTTACATATCGTGTTCCTTATATTGCAAATGCTAGACAACCATTTACATACAGAAATCCATTTACATATCGTGTGCCTTATATTGCTAATGCAAGACAACCGTATATTGCGAATGCAAGACAACCGTACATTGCGAATGGACAACAACCATTCTCAGGTAATGCTCAGAATCCGTTTACATATCCATTCGTATATCTGGCTCCATATCCATATTATCAACCGTTTGGTGGCGGCGGTGACGGTGGCGGCTTCAATAGCTTCGCTCCACTCTTCGAGGCGAGATAATGTATATATTAAGAGGAGTTAAATAACATGGCAATTGGATTCTATTATCACGCAGCAATCGGAAATGCAAGGCAACCTTTTATAGCAAGTGGTCGAAACCCATTTACTTATAATGCAAGAACACCTTTCACTTATAATGCAAGAACACCTTTCACTTATAATGCAAGATATCCTGCAAATGCACAGTCACCTAGTAATGCTAGGTCACCATTTACCTATAATGCTAGGTATCCTGCGAATGCTCAGTCACCTAGTAATGCTCAGCAACCGTTTACTTACAATGCTAGGTATCCTGCTGGATACAGAAACCCTGTAAATGGCCAACAACCTTACATTGCCAATGCGAGACAACCATTTACTTACAGAAGTCCTGTAAATGGTCAACAACCATATATTGCAAATGCTAGAAGTCCATTTACTTACAGAAATCCTGTAAATGGTCAGCAACCTTACATTGCGAATGCAAGACAACCTGCTATCTATCAGAATCCTGTAAATGGTCAGCAACCTTACATTGCGAATGCAAGACAACCTGGAACATATCAGAATAGACAACCTGGAACATATGCAAGACAAGGACAAACTCCTTTCACATATTCTAATCAGAATCCTACTACATATTCAAGACAAGGTCAGACTCCGTTCACTTATCAGAATAGACAACCTGGAACATATGCAAGACAAGGTCAGACTCCGTTCACTTATCAGAACAGAAGTCCATTCACATATGGAACACAAGGTCAAACACCAGTTGCTCGTTGGGATGGCAGTTTAGCACAAACTTGGCCAGCATCTCCAGTCTCTTCATAAAATAACACCTAAATATCTGTATTAATTAAACTAATACAGATATTTTATGGCATCAAATAATCCCGATTTTACAGACATTAAAACAGTTGACGATGTAGACTCAATTATACCTATAGACTTTGATGGTTGTGAAAGTGCTTTTGCAATAAGAGACAAAAATCCACACTATCATTTAGGAAGTCTTAATGTAAATAGGGTTATGAAAGAACATAATCCTTGTTATCTAATTTTAAAGAAAATCTTCGAAGAAGGTAAAGTTCCTCCTCTAAAGTTATTCACATATGGTGATGTGATGCAAGATAGAAGAGACAACAACATGGTGACAATGCATGGTCTAAAACACCACTCTCTCACATACAATCAATTCTTACCTCATGGTTATACTTGTGGTCCTACACCAGAAATGTTTCCAATGGGAATGAATACAAACATGATAAGAACTGAAGAAGACCCAAACGGAGAAAGATATATACAATCTCACGGAGTAGGTGTAGACGAAGATGACAAAACAAATATAAATCTAAAGAATATGTGGGATAGTTCCTACTATCACTCAGCAAAAGCCCATTGGTTAACTCAAAGTATAATCGAAGAAGGATTATGGGCACCAATTCAAGGAGTTATTTTAAAAGACACATCATATGGTGATGAGAAATTTAAGTTCTTTGTTCATCCAGGTTCTGTTCGTTCAGGTGTTATTGAAGAGATGCAAGACCCTAGTATGTTATGTCATTTCTTTGACCCACATAATAAAGTTCCTGAAATAAAACCAGCAACAGTTGATGAATTTTTAGATTATTGGAAAGACTTACTCAAAAAAAGAGGAATCACACAAGATAATTTATCTTTTATTATAACAGGTGGAGTTATAGAAGTCAATAGTGAGTTTGCAAATGTGGGGGATTTCAGACCTAAAGTATATGAGTTTAACAGGAAGGTGCATAAACTTGCAAAAGGAAAACCATTTAATATATACATTGGTTATGATTCTACACATAAACAAATTGAAGATTTAACAAAGTTCTCAATAGAATCGAGTATTCGTTCAACATACTCACAAGGTGATACTACAAATCAATTCATGCCTGAAATAAAGTATCTTGACTATTCAAAGATTCCAGAGTATAATAGGGAGTATAAGAATCAATCTACTGCGTTTACATACAGTAGATTCTTAATACCTTACTTAGAGAATTATGAAGGTTTTAGTATGTTTATTGATGACGATATTCTTTTTGAAAAATCACTATTACCAATGTTATACTATTTAAATCCTGATGATGCTGTTGCATGTATTCAATACCCACAATACGCACATGATTCTGTTAAGTTTAATGGTGAAATAAACATAGACTATCCATGTAAATTATGGTCTTCATTAATGATATTTAACAATGGTCATGAAGATTGTAAGAAATTAACACCAGATGTTGTTAATTCATGGACAGGTGCTCAGTTGCATCAGTTTGAATGGACAGATAAATTGAGTAAGATACCTGAACATTACATCTTTACTGAAGGATATGATAATCCTGAAACCAAATGGGGTTGTTCTGGTTATCATTATACAAGAGGTGGTCCTTGGATAGAAAATATGGATACATCTAACATTAAACGACTATCTCATTACGAGGAAATTAAGACTCGTAGAGACAACCTAAATAATTTAAAGAGAGGATAAATTATGAATCAACAAATGAACGCACTGGTATTTTGTGAAAACAAGAACCTTTATATAAGAAAACCAAACGGACTTGAATACACATTCGAGAATGTTGATAAACCTGCATTAGGTTTTGAATTTGATGTTGTCGTCTATGATGATATTGAAATGAAAATTATGGAATGGATTCCTGGTAAGAGATTCGAAGACCAGGAACAGGTAGCTTTAAATGATATGGAGAAAGAATTGTGTGAACAATATATTTCAAACTCTGAAGCACCAGAAGATATAAATCTTCAATCACAATATGCTGAAAAACTTAATTTTATTGTTAGGGAACAACATGAAGAGGTAGCTCAATTATATGGATTCCGTGATTTGCAAATGGTTCTAATTGCCGGCAGAGAAGGTTCCAACCATCCAGCAAGAGGAAATGCTAGAAGAGTTTTAGAGTATATTGATAATACTCACAATGTTTACTTTCAAATCCGTGATGAAATCTTTAGCACTAAAGAAGAATTACTTAAAGACTTCGAACATTATAGAAGACAAATACCAGCAGCTCAAATGGCAACAGGACATGTGGATTTAGGACAGTCTTAAATGCAAGTTGTTCATATTGATAAACCATTTCATATACAGGACATGCCTTTAAAGGATATCTATGTCTTAGATGATTGGTTATCAGTTGAACTTCAACATCACTTTGATAGACTCATAACAACAAGTAGTTGGTGGTCTAAGACAAATCAAGTGTCTAGTAATAGTCCTACAGGTCTTGCACACCATTCTTTTTGGGGTGCATCTTTCTTTAGAGATAATTATGCAATAGAACAAGATATGAAACCAATAGACACATTCTTTGTAAAGTATCTTATAGAAAGATTAGAAACAGAGTTTGGTTTTAAATATACTCGTTTTCAATATGCAGGCCTTAATTCACAATCACAAGGTTGTCCAGGAACAATACATCAAGATTGTCCAAATGATGACGCATGGAATATATCATTTCTATATTACCCAAATACATTTTGGAATCCTAATTGGGGTGGTACATTGAGAATGTTCGATAAACCACATCAAGGTTTAGACGGAAGACAAGAACATATTGAAAAACACCAAGTAGCCGAAGTCGAGTTTGTTCCTAATAGACTTGTCATATTTGATGGAAGAATACCTCATGGTGCAGATGCTCCGAATGAATCAGCAAGATACATGGATAGAAAATCTTTAGTGGTGAGAGGAGATGAGATTGAACTTGTCAAAGACCAAAACACCAGATATTTAAAATACTCCGAAGTAGAGTACAAAAGAAATAGAACACTTTTATAATGCCAACAATTGAATTTACATCATACAACCCTAATACCGTTAAACATAGTAGACCTATTCTTGCATCTAAAGTTCAACCTGAATGGTGGAAAAAGATGAGAATTAATGAGATAGTTAGAGGTGACAAACAACAAACTATCAGAGCATGTCCTGCTATGCAGGATTGGTTGACTATGGGGTATTATCTAGTTGCAGAAACAGATATCGTAGTTCAAGTAGGTCAAGATTTAAATTCTGATGACGGAAGCCAATCGTCTGCTTGGTCTTATGAACAAAAGAAAATAGGTTCAACAAGTCATCCAGACACACAATTTGGGAATGCTATGGAACCAGAGAAAATGTCTGGACTTCCAGTAAAAGATGCATTTAAATTTAGAAATCCTTGGAATATAAAAACACCTGATGGTTATTCTACACTTTACTTAGACCCATTCTTACACCAGAATCAACATTTTAGTGTTTGGCCAGGTATAATTGATACTGATAAGTTTAATCTAAACATGGACAATGCACAAATTATATTCTATCCCAAAGTTAACCATTCATTTATTATACCAAAAGGAACACCAATTGTTCAGGTAATTCCATTTAGAAGAGAGGAGTGGTCTTCATCGGCACAGATTAAAGAACCGAAAGCTTTTATAGATAATATGTCAGATATCACATCTCCATATAAAGACAGAGAAGAACAAACAACCACTTTACACTTAGAATATAGAGATGTGGTTGAAGATAGGAATAACAAGAAAAAAAAGCAGCTTCAAGATGTTAGAAATGATGGTTCAATTACATCGAAATCAGTTCAAGCAGCCATAAATGAATCGAATCTATTAGAAGAGGGTGGTTTAGGACCTTATAGAAAACTAGGTATGCATGTTTCTAAAAGCAAACTATTTGGTAATGCAGGAAACAAATTAGAAATACCACCTGAATGCCCTATGCATGTCAGTGAAGAATCAAACGAAATACAACTAGAGATGGACTTTGGAGACAAAGATGCCAGTTAAGTTTATTGCTCCACAAATGGTCTTTATAAGAGATTTATTAGACCCACAATATAATGCACTTGACGATAATTATATGACTCTACTTAAAAGAACAGTGGATGAAATGAGGTCAAACGACCCTAAAGGTAGAAAGATATCAAATGCAGATACAGGTTGGCAATCAAATGATGGTTGTGATACCAATCCAGCATTTATGAAATTGATGTCATGTATAAAAGACACTCTCTATGAAGAGGTTTGGCCTTTTTGGGGTTTAGAAAGACATAAAGGTCATGTAGTCGATATGCATAACTCATGGGCAAATATCAATGATAAGGGTGCTTGGAACAAACCACATAAACACAATGGTTGTTGGATGTCAGGTGCTTTTTACATAGATGCACAAGGTGATGAAGGTGATTTTATTGCAATGTCAGATACATCAAGAGTTATGGGTGATTTTCCTAATTCTCCTAGATTCAATGATAACGAACACTTTCAACCTAAGACAGGAATGTTGTATATCTTTCCTAGTGGTTTAACTCACATGGTCGAACCAAATACTACAGATAGAGATAGATATAGTATATCATTTAATATGGGTTATAAATTCAAAGGTGACAATAAAGTAGAAGAAATTGAGGGTTTCCGTTGGGATGAAACTCTATTTGATATAACTTTAGATGGAAAACTTGTTCAGGTGTCGACTTTAGAACAGTGATATTCCATAAATAACTGTATGGAATTAATAATCGACGCACATGTAATTTGGAATATACTTATAACGGTAGTATTAGCACCGTTAGGGTTTCTTGTAAGGTCAGTTCTCTCAGAACAGAAAAGACTTGATATTCTAGTTAACAAAACACGAGAAGAGGTTGCTAGAGACTATGTCACCAGGCAAGAGATTGAACAAGACATGGAAAGACTTGCTAGACAACTTCAAAGAATTGATGAGAAGATAGATAGACTCCAGAGTAAAACCTATTTCCAAGAATAGAATCTGTATAAATAGTAGTAGACCTTAAAATGGAATATTACTATGGCAAAACCAAATAGCAAAGCAACCTTCAAAGAATACATCAAAAGAAGACTTGGTGCGCCTGTTTTAGAAATCAATGTTGATGACGACCAGTTTGATGATAGAATAGATGAGGCACTACAATACTTTCATGAGTATCATTACGATGGTTCTATTAAAACATATCTAAAACATCAACTTACATCTTCTAATCTAACTCAGATGAAGACTGATACAAGTATGACATCGAATCCTGCAGGAACACACGATTATTCAAACACTTCATTTAAAGAACAACAGAATTATATCGTTCTTCCAGAGTTTGTTCTTGCTGTTATGAACATATTCCCATTCAATGATAAACATAATTTAAACATGTTTGACCTTAGATATCAAATGAGACTTAATGATATGCAAGATTTAACATCAACAAGCATTCTAAACTATTCAATGGTTCAACAACACATTAGTATGTTAGATGATTTACTGGTTGGACAAACACCAATAAGATATAATACTCATCAGAACAGACTATACTTAGATATGGACACTTCAAATGTAAGTGCAGATGAGTATATCATTGTGGAATGTTATAGAAAGATAGACCCTACAAACTTTACCGACATATATAATGATATGTGGTTGAAGAAATATGCAACTGCATTAGTCAAGTATCAATGGGGAGAAAACTTATCTAAGTTCTCAGGTGTTGCATTACCAGGTGGTGTGACATTAGATGCAACTCAGATGAAGACTGAAGCACAAGAAGAGATTACACGATTAGAAGAAGAGTCAAGGTTGAATTTTGATATGATGCCAATTGACTTAATGGGATAATATTATGCCAACAAATGTATTTTTTAACCATGCAGTTAATACTGAACAACACCTATACGAGGATTTAGTTGTTGAGTCACTTAGATTCTATGGTCATGAAACATACTATCTGCCTAGAGAAATAGTCGAAGAAGATTCTATTCTAGGAGAAGATGTTCAATCAAAATTCGGAGATGCTTATTCAGTAGAGATGTACTTGGATAATGTTGAGGGGTTTGAAGGTGAGGATTTATTCTCTAAGTTTGGTATTCAAACACAAGAAGAATGTACCTTCACACTTTCACTTAGAACCTGGGAAAGATTCATATCATTAGATTCAAATTTAGTTTCATCACTTAGACCTAACGAAGGAGATTTGGTATATTTTCCTATGTCAGGTTCTATGTTTGAAATTAGATATGTAGAAGACCAAAATCCTTTCTATCAGATAGGTAAACTATTTGTTTTCAAACTCAAATGTACATTGTTTGAATACTCAGGAGAAGACTTCGATACAGAAATTGATGCAATTGATATCGTTGAAGACCAACAAGCATATACAATTCAATTAACATTAAATTCTTCTGGTTCAGGTGACTATGCAGCGAATGAATCAATATCCATTGGTGGTACAACCATTGGAGAGGTAACATCTTGGAAAGCATCTACGCATCTACTTACAGTTAAAGACATCACCACAACGATTCAGGTTGGTGACACGATAGTTGGTGCCGTTAACAATGCATCTTATACAGTTGCAAGTATTAGAGATATTCTAACAATGAATGATGGTACAGGTGCCGATAATGCAGACTTAGAGACTAGTGCAGATGGTTACCTAGACTTCTCAGAAACCAATCCTTTCGGTGAGGTCACATAATGTTCGGTACATATTTTTATAATGAAACAATTAAAAGAAGTGTATCTATTTTTGGAACATTATTCAATAACATAACTCTTAAAAAGATAAAAGCAGATGGTACTGTTGTAGGTCAACAGATAGTTCCTATATCATATGGTCCAAAACAGAAATGGTTAGAGAGAATAACTGTAGACCCGAAAGAACGAGATGGCAATATTACAGGTATGACATTTCCTAGAATGGCGTTTGAATTATCTAGTATAGAATATGATGCAACGAGACAACAAAACAAGTTAATTAGAAGTCAGAAAAGTTCCTTAGAATCAGATGGTGTTAATAGAGGATTTCAATATAATCCTGCACCATATACATTAGGTTTTAAACTTAGTATTATGACTAAGAACATGAACGATGCACTACAAATTGTAGAACAAATTATACCCTATTTTCAACCAGAGTATACAGTCACAATGAAAATGATTGACTCTATGACTGATTATAGAGAT